TCAGCCGACCTTGCAGCCCCAGAAGGACGTGTGATCGGCAGCGAAATAGCCGTCAGCGGCACGGAAGTTGCCCTGCAGCTCGACGGTGTCGCCGGCGGTGAGCGACACCATCGTCTGCAGCCAGAGCGCCGTAGCCTCGGAGACATGCGCGCCGCTGATCTCGCCCCGCGACCCGCGGATTTCGGTCGCGCCGTTCAGCACGAGCCGCCCGCTCATCCGCGCCGACGTGCTGGCGTTCACCTTGTAGAGCAGCGTCGCGCCGAAAAGGTAGGTGCCGTCCACCGGGGCCACGAAGCGGTTGTTCGCGGCGTCGAAGGCGCTCTGATCGTTGTAGTCGGTATTGTTGATGGCGATCTTCGTCCAAGCCCCGACGCCGACATAGTTGTCGTAGTTCGTGTATGCCTTGAACCGTGGCAGCCGGGGCTGGTCGACGATGCCGGTGGCGTTGTCGACGCTGAGCCCGTCGAAGAAGGTGCTCCCACCGGCCGAGACCGCGAGCCGGAACCTGTCGGAGCCGAAGAGCCCCACCAGCGCCTTGGTCACGAAACCGGTCTGCAGCGTCAGGCCGAGATCGTCGCCCGCGGCCTCCTTGTTCATGGTGTAGAACAGATCGCCGGTCCCGCCCTCGGCGACGGTCTTCGCCGTCCAGAGCGCGGCGTTGAGCTTGGCCGAGAACGGGTTCAACCCATCCGCCGTCGTGCCGATCCCGAGGAGCGCCATGTTCTGCAGCACCGCCGGTGTGGTCCCGGTCCAGCCCGCGCCGTCGTAGACCAGCAGCAGCCCCTCGTCCTCGACCCAAGCGCGCCAGCCGGACCTCGGCGGAAGCCGCAGCCAGGCGCCGTCGGTCCAGAGCGCGACATTCAGGTCCCAGCCCGCCCAGTCGCCCGTCGCGCCCGAGCCGACGATGTATCGATCGCCGTCTGCGGGGGTGCCAGGCGGCGCGGTCAGATCGCGGTCGAGCACCGAGAGCTGGACGAGCCCGTCGAGCAGCCGCAGCGCCTCATTGTGGGCGACATGCTTCTGAGCCTGCGCCGCCAGGATGTAGGGCAGCAGAAGATGGGTCGTGGCGTCGGACATTGGCGGTCTCCAGAACGAAGAACGCCGCCTGCATGGCAGGCGGCGGACAAAGGCGAGGCGGTGGCGCTGACGAGCTACCCGCGCTCGGGCGTCTCCGCCGGAATGGCCGAGAGAACCGGGTCGGGCTTCGGCGCGTCCCACTTCGCGGTCATCGCGGCCCAGCGATCGATCTCGGCCCGGAAAGCCGGATCGTCGATCCGCAGATGAAAGGTGTAGAGCCGATCCACGATCTCGCGCATCAACGCGCGCATCTCGTCGTCATCGATCCTCGAGACCTCGGACCAGGGGATGCGTCTGCCCGCGGCGTCCTCGACGACGACGTCGCTGCCATCACCCGTGTGCGAGACGGGCGTCAGGCCGGCATGCAGCGTTTCCAGCTGCGTGTTGCGCACGCAGGCCACGGCCATCACTCTGGCAAGCTGGGCGGCAATCCGGTCTTCGTCCTCGGGGCGCATGTCCCGAGCCTACGACGTGGTTCGCACACCGTGCCAGAACTCATTGCGCCGCCTCAGAAGCTCAGCGTGACAGCCTTGGGCGCGCCCCGCCCGACGAGGGCGGAGAGCTGGAAGATGCGGATGTCGAGCGTGTCGCCGGGGCCGAGCGGCGCGCCCCAGTCGGTGGTCTGCTGGGCGGCGGTGTAGACGGCGCCGGTGATGGCCGTGCTCAGAACCCGCTTCACAGCAGGGCCGTCTAGGATCTCGACCTCGTAGGCTTCGAGCTCCTCGGCCAGCGGCACCTCGAGCCCGCCCCAGCTGTCGGCCGAGAGCGCGCGGGACCGGCGCGTCCAGCGGATGGTCAGATCGCCGGGCGTACGAGGCCTGCGCCACGGCTGCTCGACATGTGCGACGGAGAACGGTCGCAGTCCGATGCCCTCGGGCATGAAGGCCTGCGCGACATAGGTCTCGTCGCTGACCGGGCGGCTGGCCGGGCCGATGCGCCAGTTCCACGGGATGCCGAGATCGGCCTCGGCGATCGGCAACGAGGCAAGGCTGTCGTCGAGCACCACGACCCGGGCACCTCCGGGTGTCGGATCGCCCATCGCGCCCTCAGTCCCTCGCTGGCCGCGGAGAAGCCGGGTCAGGCGATAGCGTCCCGGGGCGATCAGTTCGGCCGCGCCTGCCTGCACGATTTCCCAGACGCCGGGCGCGCTCTCGATGGCGAGCGCGTTTGCTCCGCCGAACAGGGACAGGTCCGTGACGCTTTCCAGCGTGCCGGTCAGCAGATCGACCACAAGCGCGTTGCCGAGATCGAAGCGCGACGTCGGGCCCGGGTAGAAGTCGGAGACCAGCACCCCGATCCGGGCGCGACTGCCGAAGGTGGTCAGCAACTCGAAGCCATCGGTCGAGGGGCTGCGGAACACCGCCATCTCGCCCGGCCACGGAACCGCGTGCGCCGCGACCATCGGCCGATGTGCGGGCTGGTCCTCGGTCAGCTGCGGCAGGTCCATCAGTACCACATCCGGCGCGCCGAACACGACGGCCCGCGTCAGCGACGCCGCGCGGGGATCGCCGGGCGGCAGATCGTAGGTCGCGCGATCCTGGCGAACCGCCTCGATACCGCGCGCCTCGGCGTCGGCGATGGAGACGAGCCGCAGATCGACCAGCCGCCCGTCACGCTCCAGCCGGATCGCGTCGGCCGGGTCGAGCGCCAGACGCGACGGCGGCAGACGGAACGCCGCCGTCTCGCGGCCCACCCACGCCTCCATCAACGCGCGGCGGCAGCGCCGCTCGGCTTCCTCGGGCGGCACCGCCATCGGGAAGGACTCCGAGGCGATCCGCGTCGTGTCGACAGTGATGCGCCGGGCCTCGACCTGCGCGGCCTCGTAATCCTCGTCCGCCCGCGCGACCTGCCACTTCAGCGCCTGCGGCAGTTCGGTCTCCTGACCGCGGGTGAGTTCGAGGACGTCGCCCTCGCGGGGCGCGACGAGATCGTCAGGGCTGACGTTGGCGACCGCCGCCCTTCCACGCATCACGAAGCGGATCACGCCTTCGGTCTCGACCGCGTCGAAGCCGAAATGCCGCGCGAGCGTGGCGATCGAGGCGCGCGGGGACTCGAGCGCGCCGATGACGTAGCCCTCGACCGCGCCCCAGAGGCCGGTGACGTCGATGCGCGCCTCGGGCAGCCCGGCGCGCAGGCAGAGGTGGCGCACGAGGGCCGCGAGCGACACCGCGCCCAGCCGCCCCGTAAGCCAGTGTCCGAGCCGCCAGTTCGGGCCATCGCTCCAGACATCCGTGAGTTCGGGGAAGAACGGATAGGGCCGCGCGTCCCAGGTCCAGGCGGCGCATTCGGGCACCTCGACCATCCGGCCGCCATAGACCGACGAGATCGGATTGTTCGCGGCCTCGCCCCACCAGAGGTATGTCGCCTCGAGATACGCCCGCTGGATGGCGTCGTCGCGCCAGCCGCGGGAGAAGTGGGGCACGGAACTCTCCGACGATTTCGGGTCGACGAAGACGTTGGGCCGGTTGGTGCCGCGGTCGATGGCCGGGCAGCCGAGTTCGGTGAAACGGATGGGTTTGGATTCCGGCACCCAAGCCGTCGGCGTGCCGCTCTCCACCCCGCCCGGACGGTCGTAATGCGGGTTCGACCACCAGGCGCGCAGATCCTTGTAGCGGAACACCCACGGCTTGCCGGCGGCGCCGTCCGTAATGGGCGTGCGCACCTGCGCGGAGCGATCTGCGGTGCTGGCATAAAACCAGTCGAAGCCCTCGCCGCCCGCGATGTTCGCCTGTAGATAGGCGCGGTCGTGGATCGCGGGCCATCCCTCGGCGGCATCCGCATGCTCGAAGCCGTCGCGCCAGTCGCTTACGGCCATGTAGTTGTCAATGCCGATGAAATCGACGTTCCCGTCCGCCCAGAGCGGATCCAGGTGGAAGAACACGTCGCCGCTGCCGTCGCCCGGGTGGTGCCCGAAATACTCGGACCAGTCCGCCGCGTAGCTGATCGCCGTGGCCGCCCCGAGGATCGAGCGTACGTCGGCGGCGAGCTCCCGGAACGCCTGCACCGCCGGATAGCTGCTGGCGCCCGAGCGGATCGTGGTGAGCCCACGCATCTCCGATCCGATGAGAAAGGCGTCGACCCCACCGGCGGCCGCGCAGAGATGGGCGCAGTGCAGCACCATGCGACGCAGGCCCCAGTCGTCTGCCGCGCCGGTGAAGGTCACGGTCGCGTCGGCCGCCTCCGCCGGCTGGTCGATGCGCAGGGCGGTGACGGTCTGGGCGGGCCAGGCCGTGCTGCGTGGCGTGACCATCCAGCTTTCCGTGCCGCTTTCCGCGTCACGCAAAACCATGGCAATCGTCACGTCCTGCGTGCTGCTGTCAACCAGCGTGAAACGCCATGTCTGCCCGGTTTGCGCGGCCGGCGCACCGCCGCCGAAGACGCTGGTGGACCAGTTGATCGCGGCGTGATCCCCGTCGGGCGCGGCCGCGGTGGCGGAGACGCCTGCAAATTGCTCGCCAACGGGACCGCTCGTGACCGCGAAATCCCCTGGCTGCGCCGACCCGAAAAAGGCTGCCACCTGGTCCGCCGCCGTGGCCGTCTTGTCGACGGTTCCGGCGTAGCCTGCGGCCGGCGAGCCGGTGATCCGCCCACGCCACGGGAAGACCGGCTGGCCCGTCTCCGCGGCGTTGTCGGAATACGGGTTCGGCAGGTTGTTGCCCTCCGGCACGTCCATCAGGATGAACGGGTAGAAGGTGACACGCAGCCCGCGCGCCTTCATCTCCTGGATCGCCTGCACCACGGCGAAGTCGGACGGCGTGCCGCCATAGACGGGCCGGTCCTGGTCGTCGCGGCTGACGAGATGGGCGGCCGCGCGGGACACGCCGTTCACCGACCACGTCTGCGGGTTCGTCGTCTTCACCGAGACCTCGACGCCCGGGCGGATGGTACACTCGCCCGCGCGCAGGTCGTTGCCGAACCAGGTCACCACGAGGCTCACGCTTTCCACCTTCGGCGCCATGGCCTGCAGCCGATCGAGCGCCACCACCATGTCGGCGGTGTCGGAGAGCGCGTTCAGGTTCTCCGCTTCTTCCGACCCGAAGAGCCCCTTGCGCATGCCCTCCGTCGCATAGACGAACTCCCCCGACGCCGGGATCATGGTGACCGCCTGCGTCAGCCCCTCGGCGGTGTCGGGATCGGCTACGGGTGCGAACACCTCGAAGGAGAGTTGCGGCAGGCGGTTGCCGAAGTCGGCGAGGGCCAAGTCCTCGAACACGACATAGGCCGTGCCGCGATAGGTCGGCGTGTTCGCCGCGCCCATCTTGGCGGCGATGAACGGGTCCGCCGTCTGCGCCTCGTCGCCCGGGTACCAGCGCCAGGTGATCCCGGCCGTGTCGAGGAGCTTGCCGTCCGCCCAGATGCGGCCGATGCCGGTGATCGGACCTTCGCAGAGCGCCACAGCGAAGCTGGCGTAGTAGAGATACTCGGTCGTCTTGACCTTGCCGCCCCCGCCGCCGCCCTTGCCGCCACCCTGCGTGGTGGTCTTGGTCTCCTCGCGGAAATCCGTCGCCCAGATGATGTTGCCGCCCATCCGCATGCGGCCATAGACACGCGGGATGACGGCGCCTTCGGTTGAAGAGGTGATCCGCAGACTGTCGAGCCGCGGGCCCTCGATGCGCTGCGTCGGCGCGAGCGAGGACACGATCCAGCTGTCGACGACCGAGCCGATGGTCGAACCGACGAAGCCGCCAATGGTCGCGGCGCTGACGCCGAGAATGCCGCCGCCAATGCTGCCACCGATTGCGGTTCCGACAGCCCCGAGAACAAGCGTCGCCATCAGTTGGCCTCCGGGAACAGAAAGGCGAAGGCGATGCGCCGGCGCCAGGATTGGGTGAGCGGTTCCTCGATCACGCCGAGCCGCTCGTAGGCATGAATGAAGCTGCCGGCGCCCGTCAGGATCCCGACATGCTTGGCGATGGCGCGGGGCTTCATGCGGAACAGGACCAGCGCGCCGAGACCGGCAGCTTCCGGTTCCACTTCGATCATCATGGCGCGCGCGCCGTCGGCCAGCACCTCGCGCGGGCCGGTCTCGCCCCATTCGCGGCTGTAGGGCGGGATCGGGAACGGCTCGGGGCCGACCACCTCGCGCCAGACGCCGCGCGCAAGACCGAGGCAGTCGCAGCCGACGCCTATGAGGCTCGCCTGGTCGTGGTAGGGCGTGCCGAGCCAGGCGCGCGCCGCGGCGATGACCCTGTCTGGATCGGTCGGCGTCACAGCACGCCCCCGTCGTGGCCGCCGTCCCGACTGGCGTAGCGCAGGATCGTGTCCTGACCCGGGATGTGCGGAAAGCCACGGAAGTTGGCCGTGTTGGCGAACTTCGCGCCGCAAGTCTCGATCCGCTTGTCGCAGCCGGCGCGGATGGTGAAGGCGTCGCCTTCGGCGATCGCGCGCACTGGCGCCTGAAGCAGGGTCAGGATGGCGACGCCGTCCCTGACGTCATGGCCCAGCACCTCTGTGCGCCGCCCGGCGTTCGCGCCACTGGTCCATTCGACCGTCCCGAAGGCGAACCAGCCGGCCTCGAAGCCGCCGAGCCCGGAGGCGGTGAACGCCCGATCGCGCAGGAGATCGATCACGGCCCCGGTGCCCTTGTAGGTCGGATCCTCCAGGTCGACGCCACAGCGCGCATCGCCGAGCGCGGCATCGCAGGTCGCCTGGAAGGTCCGCCCGACCGTCTGGCCCAGCACATGCGCGAGCGAGCGGACCTCGGCGACGAAGGCGAGCCGCCCGCGCCGGATCTGGCCGATGGCGCCTCGGCGCATCATCACGCGCTGGCCGGTGTCGGCCCAGTTCACGCGCCAGACCTCGACCTCGGCGTTGTACCAGCGTCCGTCGAGGATGTCGGTCTCGGTGATCCGATCCGAGGTCAGCACGCCTTCCGCGTCCTGCGCATCGACGGACAGGTCCGAGCCCGAGCGGACCTCGGAGGCCGTCAGGCCGCTTTCCGGCTCGAAGTCGGTGCCATCGAAGCTCAGCGTCATGTCGTGATCGGTGAATCCGAAGGCGACGCCGTCGGCCCGCGTGATCCGCCAGCACCAGGCCAGCGTCGTCGTGCCCTCGTCGAGATGGGCCTGCAGCGCAGGCGAGAGGGATTTCATCGGCAGGTTCCCGTCATGCGGTCATCAAGATCGGCGATCCAGCCGGCCCATGCGGGCGGCACGTCCGTGACGGTGTCGGCAGGAGGCCGGGCGAGCCGCGCCTCGGCGTAGGAGGCGCAGCCGGCGTCACCAGCGCCCATCGTTGCGGCGCAGCCGCTCAGCAGGATCGCCAGCGCCGCGGCCATCACGAACTGCGTCGCGCCCGCGCTCGACGCGCTCGTTCTTGTCTTCCATTGCATCGCGTTCCGCCTCCCGTTTGCCCGCGCGCTTCCCTTCCGCGCGTCCCCAGAACCGGCCGAGGACGACGCCCACGACCGCTCCCAGAGCCGCGACCAGCCAGATCAGGAAATCAGCCATCGCCACGGAATCCGCGCTCGATCCGGTCGCGCAGGCCGATCAGGCCCAGACCGAGGAACATGAGCCCCGCGGGCGAGGCATCGCCCGAGCCTGCGAGCAGCGCGACAAGACGGGACAGTTCCGCGAGCGGCCCGGTGGCGGGCAGCGCGAGAGACGCAATGCCGGTCAGCATGGCGAGCAGTCCCGCCCACCAGGTGAGCGAGTTGGGGCGAACGTAGCGCATGGGTCAGGCCCTCCGGATCAGGGTGGAAAGACAAGCGACCAGCCGGGCGAACCAGCCGGTCTGTGCGTCGGGGGTGACTGGGACATGGGGCTTGGCGGGCCGCAGGAGCGCCAGCGCGTCGCTCTCCGCCAGCCGTCGCATTGGTCGCGAGAGGTCGACGCGGCCCGTGCGATCCACGGACCAGACCGGGATGGCCCCGCCGGGATAGCGGCCATGCCGGAACAGGTCGCGCTCGGCCTCCCGGCGCGGGATGATGGAGGCCGGTCGCCGCCAGTTCAGAAACGCTTTGGCGGCTGCAATGCGATTGCCGGCATTGACGTGCCGGGTCAGTGCGGCCTTGGCGATGCCGCCGGTGTTGTAGTGGAAGCTGACCAGCGCATCGAACTCGTGCGGCGCCAGCGGCACAGTCACCGCGGCCAGAACCTCGGCCTCGTAGCGCGCGAGGTCGGCTCGGAACACACGGAACGCCGCACGGATCCCGGCATCGAGATCGGCGGGCATGCCGCGCGGCAAGGTGGCGGGATCGGGCGGCCCGGCCGCGACCGTGTGACCGAAGCCGAAGGTCCAGGTGCCGGTGGAATCGCGGTATGGTGCGGGCACGAGGCCTTCGTGCCCGGCCAGGGCCAGAAGGCCCCGTTCGGTCATCTGCATGGGATTACTCCAGAAGAGAGAGGATCAGGATCAGAGCCGCGACGGCGAGGCCGACGCGCAAGCGGTGGGCGAAGGCCTGCCGAGGGTCGGAGGGTTCGCAGCGGAGGGAGCGCGCAAGGCGAATGAGCTCATTCATCGCGGTCATCCTCCGTCGCCTGGCGCAGCGTCGCGGTGTCGATCCGCGACATGGCGATGGAGCCTTCCTCGCCGAAGAGCTGGCCCGCGACGGCGGCGCGCTCCGCGGCGGGCACGAAGTCCTGGATGGCCGCGTTGATGGCCCCCACGCGTTCGTCGAGCGGCAGGGCCAGCAGATCGGAGGCCGAAAGCCCCAGCCGCTCGAGCGCCTGCGCCGCAGGCCCGCCGCCGGCTGCGGCCTGGCTGAGCCGCCGCGTCAGATCCTTCGTCGCCTGTTCGATGCCAGACATGGAGACGCCCGCCAGTTCCCCAGCCCGTTCCAGCGTCTGGATCGAGGCGACCGTGGTGCCGAGCGACTGCGCGAGCTTGGCCTGTGCATCGACGGTCTGCAGGCCGGATCGCACCATGGCCACGCCCGCCGCCGTGGCGGCCGCGACTGCAGCGGCTGACGCGACTCGCACCCGGCGCGCAAAACCTGCCAGCCGCCGGTTGGCCGCCTCCATTTCCTGGCTGAGCCGTCCAAAGCCCCGCTTGCCGGCCTCGCCCACACCTTCAAGCTCGGCGCGCACCTGCCGCCCGCCCGACGCCGCGAGGCGGACGCTAACTCGTTTTTCGGCCAT